ACTAATATGTTTTCGGTGAATTATCAATATGCATTAAATGATCTTTATAGAATGGGAACTGGCGCAGCGATGAGTAATTATGTTTTTACTCAACAAAATCTTTCTATGATTAATAACTTATTTAATACTAGACCAAGATTTAGATTTAATCGGCACATGGATAGATTATATATGGATGTTAGATGGGGTAGTGATGTAAAGATTGATGATTTCATAATTGCTGAATGTTATTGTATTGTTGATCCTTCTTCATACGCAGATGTATATGGAGATATGTTTCTCAAGAAATATGTAACATCACTTTTCAAAAAACAATGGGGTCAAAATCTAATCAAATTTGAAGGTATGCAACTTCCCGGCGGTGTAACTCTTAATGGTAGGCAATTATATGATGATGCAAATACAGAAATAGAAAAAATAGAAGAAGAGGTTCAATTGAAGTATCAGCTTCCCGATGATTTTATGACAGGATAATTAATGGCTACTAATCATTATTTCAATCATTATGGAACGAATACACCAGATCAGCGTTTAGTTGAAGATATAATTATAGAATCAATTAAGGTCTATGGTATTGATGTAAATTATATGCCAAGAACTCTTGTCAATGAGGATAAGATTTTTGGTGAAGACCGAATCTCGCAGTTTAATGATTCGCGGGTCATAGAAATGTATATCAAGAATGTGGATGGATTTGAGGGAGAAGGAACTTTTGTTTCAAACTTTGGCTTAGAAGTTAGAGATCAGATTACACTTACAGTTTCAAGAAGAAGGTGGACACAACTTAGTTTTGAGGGTGATGGTAGAGATAAAGAGCCTAAAGCTGGTGACCTTATCTATTTTCCTTTGACTGATGGGTTGTTTCAAGTCATGCATGTTCAAGATACGAACACGTTTTATCAAACTGGTTCTCTACAAACATTTGACCTTGTTTGTGAATTGTTTGCCTACTCTGATGAGAAGATTGATACAGGGATTGAAGAAATTGATGATATTGAAGTTCAACAATCTTTTGTTCGTACATTTGAGTTAGCTTCTAGTCCTGCAGTATCTGGTACTTTCCAAGTTGGAGAAACAGTTACCGGCGGTACTTCTGCAAAGACAGGAGAAGTTGCAAAGTGGGATTCCACAACAAGATATCTATATCTTATCAATATGACAGGGGTATTCACAGTAGGAGAAATTCTTACTGGTGCAACTAGTTTAGCAACTGGTACTTATGAAACCAAACAAACATCTGATGAAGCTGTTCAGACTTTAGCATCAATTGAAGCAGGAACAACTGATACTGCTACAGGTAATGAAGAATTTGAAAGTGACGCGGATTCTATCCTTGATTTTTCAGAAGGTAATCCGTTTAGTGAAGGGACAAATTACTAATGTTAGGGTCTACCTTTTATCATCAAACAATACGAAAATATGTAGCAGCATTTGGAACTCTGTTTAACGATATCAATGTAGAACGTAAAAATTCTGCAGGGACTGTCATTGAACGAATTAAAGTTCCTCTTGGATATGGGCCAAAACAGAAGTGGATTTTAGCTCTTCAAGAAACTAGTGCTGATAGAAAAGTAGTTGCAACTAGGACTCCAAGACTTGGATTTGCTCTTACAGGTCTATCATACGATTCTTCAAGAAAATTGAACACTATTGGAAGAAACGCAGCAGCGAACACCGCAGCTGGAACTACTACTTTGATGACTCAATACAATCCTGGTCCTTATAACTTTGATTTTGAGTTATCCATTCTGGTAAATAATGCAGAAGATGGAACTCAGATTCTTGAACAGATACTACCATACTTTGCACCACAATTCACAGTTACCATCAATACAATTCCAAGTATGGGAATTAAAACTGATATTCCTATTATTCTTAATTCAGCTAGTCAGAGTGATGAGTATGAGGGAGAATTAGCAACAAGAAGAACTATTATTTGGACTTTAAGTTTTCTTCTTAAAGGTCAGATTTATCCAGATGTTAAAACAAGTTCAGTTATCAAATCTATTGAAGTTAATTTCAGAATTCCTGGCGGAGACAAATCTGATTTTCAAGTTAATTTTGCTCTGTTAGAAACTTCAGACTTTGACACTACAGACTATATATTATTAGAAACAGGAAACTACGAAAGAATTGCTACTGAAGATAGTAGTGAAGGTGCATCAGAATCTACAGTCAAGTCAAGATATACAGTTACACCTTCACCTTCAGGAGTTACTGCAGATGATGATTATGGATTTAGTGAAACTTTTGAGTTTTTTGAACCAAGTAGAAATTATGATATAACAACAGGCACAGATGTATGAGTGTAGTAGGAAATATAGATGAGCATCTTGATGAAGTTTTTGGGATTATAGAAAAGCCCAAGAAAGAGGTGGTCAAGACAGAACGTGTAGTTCCTGTCGTAACAGATGATGATAGTGATTCTGATTTTCAATATGCAAGAGAAAATCTTTATAATCTTATAGAACGCGGTCAAGATGGTTTGGATGAACTTCTTGAAATAGCTAAAGCCTCTCAACATCCACGTGCATTTGAAGTAGTCGGTCAACTGGTGGATAAACTCACCACCACCAACAAAGAACTACTGAATCTCCATAAATCAAAAAAAGATATAAAGACCGAAAAGGGTGGGCCTACAAGTGTCAACAATAATCTATTTGTGGGTTCTACAGCAGAATTACAAAAATTTCTCAAGAAGGAAAAGGTTATTGAGGAAGAAAAATGAGTAATTCAAAAACTTATTTGGGTAATCCAAATTTAAAGAATATTGGTCAACCCATAGAATGGACAGAAGAAAATATTGAGGAATATCAAAAATGTATGGAAAGTCCTCAATATTTCATAGAAACTTATGTCCAGATTGTTCATGTTGATAAGGGTCTTGTACCCTTTGATATGTATCCGTATCAGAAAAAAATGATACAAACCTTTAATGATGACCGATTTGTAATTTGTAAAATGCCAAGACAGACAGGTAAATCCACTACCATTGTCAGTTTTCTTCTCCATTACATTCTATTCAATCAAGATGTCAATTGTGCTATTCTAGCCAACAAACTCTCTACGGCACGAGAACTTCTTTCTAGATTACAACTTGCATACGAACATCTACCCAAATGGTTACAACAAGGAGTTACAGTTTGGAATAAGGGAAACATTGAACTAGAAAATGGTTCTAAGATTTTGGCTGCAGCCACTTCTTCTTCCGCTGTTCGAGGTAGTTCTTTCAATATCATTTTCCTCGATGAGTTTGCACACGTGCCAAATAATATAGCAGACCAGTTTTTCACTTCAGTTTATCCTACAATTTCTTCTGGTGAAACTACCAAAGTTTTCATTGTATCTACACCATTAGGACTTAATATGTTCTATAAAATGTGGATTGATGCTGAGGAAGGAAGAAGTAATTATACTCCGATTGATGTTCATTGGCGAGAAGTTCCTGGCAGGGATGAAAAGTGGAAACAAGAGACAGTTAAAAATACAAGTGAAATACAATTCAATCAAGAATTTGAGTGTGAGTTTATAGGATCTACTCTAACTCTTGTAGCTCCATCTAAATTGAGAACTATGGCCTTTGAAAGACCAATAGCATCAAAGGGTGGAATGGATGTATACGAAAATCCCAAAAAAGATGCTACATATTGTATTGTTGCAGATAGTGCTCAGGGTAAGGGTCAGGACTATTCTGCTTTAAGTGTGTTTGATATTTCGGAAATACCATATAAACAAGTAGCCAAATATAGAGATAATACCATATCTCCTATGCTATATCCAAACGTAATATATCAAATTGGAACTCAATACAATACGGCATGGACTATAGTTGAAGTTAACGATGTGGGTCAACAAGTAGCAGAAACTCTACACTTTGATTTAGAATATGAGAATATTCTTATGTGTTCAATGCATGGTAGAGCTGGTCAAAAAGTGGGGGGTGGATTCGGAAAGAACAACCAACTAGGAATACGGACTAGTAAACAACTCAAGAGAATTGGTTGTGCTGCATTGAAAGAGATGATTGAAACTGATAAACTGATTATTCCAGACTTTGAGACTATTGCGGAATTAACTACATTTTCCTCTAAACATAACTCATACGAGGCTGAGGAAGGGTCACATGATGATTTAGCTATGACTCTAGTTATTTTCTCTTGGTTAGTTCAACAACAATACTTTAAGGACATGACAGACCTTGATATTAGAAAACAAATGTATAAAGACCAAATGGAGGCATTAGAACAGGATATGTTACCATTTGGTATCATTGATAGTGGACAAGAAGAAGAAACTTTTACTGATAAATCTGGTCAAGTATGGGAGATAGCTGACCAAGAACATCAAAGAAGTTATTTTTAATTATCAATGCTACTGAACCCAAAATCATCTATATTATCGGGTTTGGTTTCTTTTATGTCCTTTATTAATTTTTTAGCATCAGGATGAACCCGCGTGGAGTTATATTCTAATCTGGACTCACTTTTAGTACATACAACTAAATGCTCGGGATTAACACAACCATTATTTTGACAGTTTTGATGTACGATATGACCAGTAGGTATTTCACCCTTATGATGTAAATAAGAGAATCTATGAGCAGGAATAGATTTTCCTAAATGAGAAAACATTCCATATCCTTGTTGTGTTCTAGAGGCAGTCCAAGACCAACAATTATTAGATTCTTTTTGTATTTTAGATAAAAAACGATCAATAGTTTTCATTATGCTCCTGTTAAACATATTTATACTTCAATAAATATTTATAACCTTGAATTATTTATTTTTATAAATAATCATAGTAATGATTTTACGCAGATAATAACACTTTTATAGAGGGAGATGAAATGGCTTTTCAAATTTCGCCAGGCGTTAATACTTCTGAAATTGACTTAACTACTGTTGTACCAGGCATTTCTTCTATAGATGCTGGGTTCGCAGGCGCATTCAGATGGGGGCCAATTAATGATGTCACATTGATTGATTCGGAATCCCTATTAGTTGAAAGATTTCAAAAACCAGACGCTAATACATACGCTTCGTTTTTTACGGCAGCAAACTTTTTGAACTATTCTAATAAATTACACCTAGTACGTTGTGCAAACACAGATGGTGCAAAGAATGCAGCATCCACAGGCGGCGGAGCAATTTTAGTTGCAAATAGTTCGATATACTATAATACATTAGATGAAGGGGGAGCCTCTGTATCAGATGCAAAGGGTGACTTTATGGCCAAGTGGGCAGGTTCTCTTGGAAATAGTCTTAAAGTTTCTATTTGTGGCCCAACACGAGCCAATCTCGCTTCTGGAAATACAGTAGTTGCAGGTAATTCTTCAGTAACACTCACAGGGGGTGCCACGTTTGCAGTTCATGCTTCAAGTAAGGCTCTTTCAGCTACAGCCTCACTCTTTGGTACTGAACTTAAAGTTGGAGATGTTATAGTTTGTAGTGGAAATACTTTTGTAATTGCTACAATTACAAGTAATACCGCTGCAACAGTAACTACAGATCCAACATCAGGTGCAGTTTCTAGTTCAGCTGCAGTACGATTGAAAAGGTCAGCATATTCTGAACCAGAAGCAAATATGAAAGGTACAGTACAAGTAGCTGCAAATAGTAAAACTATTACAGCAACAGTTACTACTGCTGGAGCACACAATACAACAGCATTTGACAAACAATATGTCGCTGGAGACATCATTAAGATTAATGGTGAAGAAAGAAAAATTTCAGCTGTAACGAATAGTTCTTCAATGACTCCTACTTTGGCCTTTACCAATACAGCAACCGCTCAAGCTCACTCAAGAACATGGGAATATGCAGGTCTTTTTGATAAAGAACCTGTAACAACTCAATCTTCAGCTGACAAAGGTGCTCTCTATGATGAGATACACGTTGCAGTTGTTGATGAAGATGGAGAATGGACAGGAACACTTGATCAAGGAATTGAAGTTTATTCTGGTCTTTCAGTAGCAAAAGGTGCCAAATATGAAGATGGGTCTAAAGCATACTATGTAGATGCACTCAATCGTAGATCAAAATATATTTGGTGGGCTGACCACAATTCAAAGGGAGATGCATTAAGTACAGCTGGAGCAGGAGTTTCCGCATGGGGAACAACTGCAGCCGCAGGTATAGTATATGGGTCTTCAGGAGCAGCAGGGTCTTTAATTTCAACCACAAGTCTTTCTGGTGGAGTTGATGGAACAGATGTTTCAGATGGAGACAAGATTGCTGGTTTACAAAAGTTTAAAAACACAGAAGAAGTAGAAATAGGACTTCTTATGGCCGGACAAGCTTCTCAAACAGTCGCACTTGAATGTATTTCAATCGCAGAAATGAGAAAAGATTGTGTTGCTTTCATTTCACCAGAACAAGCTGATGTGGTGAACAATGAAGGAAGTGAAGTTGATGCAGTTATAGATTATAGAAATGGACTTGGAACTACATCTTATGCAACTCTTGACAGCGGATACAAATATCAATATGACCGATATAATGATGTATATCGTTATATTCCATTAAATGGTGATATTGCTGGTATTACAGCTGCTACAGAAGCAAACAGAGATGCTTGGTTCTCTCCCGCTGGATTTACTAGGGGAGCAGTACGAAATGTAATAAAATTACCTTTCAATCCAAGACAATCACAGAGAGATATGCTTTATAAAAATGGTATCAATCCAGTTGTCACATTCATGGGAGAAGGAACTATACTTTTCGGAGATAAAACTCTTCTTGCTAAACCAAGTGCATTTGATAGAATCAATATTAGAAGGTTGTTCATCATTCTTGAAAAAGCAATTTCAAGATTTGCAAGAGCCTCTTTGTTTGAATTCAACGATGCGTTCACAAGAGCTCAATTTGTTGGAGCAGTAGAACCTTTCTTGAGAGGTGTACAGGGAAGAGATGGTATAACAGACTTTGTTGTTGTTTGTGATGATAGCAACAATACTGGTGATGTCATTGACAGAAATGAATTTGTCGGAGACATCTATGTTAAACCAAATCGTGCAATTAACTTCATTCAGTTAAATTTTGTAGCTGTAAGAAGTGGAGTTGACTTTTCGGAAATTACAGGATAGTAGTATAAATACTTAAATACTAATATTATTTAAAGGATGGGGGAAGACGATGGCATGCGAAGGCAGCACTTGTAAAAAAGACTTCCCCATCACATCTTAAATCTAAGTCATCGGCGGAGAAAATTATATGTCATTTTCAATTGGAGATTTTAGAAGTAAAGGGTTAGCCGATGGTGGCGCAAGACCTAATTTATTTCAAGTACAGATTCATAGTGCACCAGTAACTTTTCCTAGTAATAACGCACAAGGTGGATTTGCATTTTCTTGTAAGATCGCAGCAATACCAGCTTCCAATATTGCAGCTTTTGATGTACCTTATTTTGGAAGAAATGTTAAAGTTGTTGGTAACAGAACTTTTGATAATCTTTCAATGACTGTAATTAATGATGAAGCTATGGAAATTA